CAGTCAATGCCAGAGTGGTATCAGTATACACTAGGTGTAATCGTAGCTGCCAGCTTTGGCGTAAGATCAGCTACTAAGTTTTTTGGAAAGAAGTAACATGGCATTTAAACTAAGTGATAGAAGTATGGCTAAACTAGAAGGCGTTGAACAAAGTCTTGTAGATGTAGTAAAAGAAGCTATTGGGTTAACTAAAGTAGACTTTGGTGTTACCTATGGTATGCGTACTGCAGAAGAACAGCAAGAGTTATATGACTCTGGACGTTCACAAACATTAAAATCTAAACACTTAGTTGGTAGGGCAGTAGACTTAGTTGCATACTTTGGTTCAAACATTTCTTGGGAACTAAACGTGTATGATGACATCTGTGATGCAATGGCAGAAGCAGCAAGACGACAGACTGTTGGTATCAAGTGGGGAGCAGCTTGGTCTGAGGGAGACATACGCATGTACAGTGGTACTGCAGAAGATTCAATGAATGCTTATATAGAATTAACAGAACGTCAACAAAAGTTTCTTGATGTCCTTATGGATGAAGCTGCTGGTAACATTACTACAGCTAAAAACCTTGCAGGGTACTCACCTAATACACCTAACCGTGAGATCACCAGCAGTTTAAAAGAAGAAATAATTGACATAACACATAACTACTTAGCACGTAATGTACCAAAAGCTGCTATAGCTATGGTTAGTGCTTTGAATGATCCTACTGAGTTAGGCATTCGTGATAAGATGGCAGCAGCCAAAGAACTACTTGATCGTACTGGTTTAGTTAAAACAGAGAAGGTACAAGTAGAATCAAAGGGTGGCGTTATGTTAATGCCAGTTAAACAATCACAGGATAACGATGACTAAATCTGCAGGTCAGTGGAAACTACCCCAACCAACCGACATTAAAGAAGACAACGAGTGGGTTCCTATTCCACGTATATCAAGAACAGTACCCTTTGGTTATGAATTAGATCCCAATGATTCATTTATTCTCTTGCCAATAGAACTAGAACTTGATATGCTTGAAAAAGCAAAGAAGTACTTAAAGCAGTACTCATATCGTGAAGTAGCTAACTGGCTGACTACAAATACAGGCAGACAAATCTCTCACGTAGGATTAATGAAACGGTTGGATAATGAGCGAAGACGGAAAAACAAAGCTGGAAGCCTACGCAAATGGGCAGACTATGCGAAAAAGGCAGTCGCCAAAGCGGAAGAAATCGAGCGCACCAGACTTGGCGCAAAAGAAAACAAAGACA